GTGGACTACGAAATGCCGCACCTGATGGAAAACATCTTCGACCCCAACACAGCTGCCAAGACAAAGCGCAAAGTGACCATCACGCTGGAGCTTTGCCCCGACGACACCCGCCAGAACATCGTGGTCAACTGTCTGGTCAAGACGACGCTGGCCCCGTCCAACCCCGCTACCACGATGCTGTACGCCGTAGACGAGCATACGGTGGTGGAGATGGTGCCGCAGATTCCCGGCCAGATTGCCGTTGACGGCAGCGAACAGGAAGCACCGGCCCGCTTGAAGCTGGTCAATTTTGAATAAAAGGAGAAAGAACCATGTTAAAGGAAGCTATTGAGAAGATCGAGGAACTGGCAAAGCCGGAAATCTACAAGGATGCACTCGGAAAGGCATATGTGGTAGACAAGGACGGCGAGGCGCGGGAGATCATCCCGGAGGCGGTCTATCAGAGCTGCCTGTCTCTGAACAGTCTGGACGCACTGGTGCAGATGGTCAGGACGGAGGGCGTCCGTGGTGATCGCAGTGCGGACAAGCTGTACCTGTCCGTGAAGGATCACATGACCGTGGCCTGCTTCGGCCATCCGCAGTGGGATTTGCGGGAGGCGCGTATTTTCTACTACGAGGCACAGGCGAAGGACGTTCCCGGCTGGGACGGCGAGGTGAAGATGGCCTTTGACAAGGCGGCTGTGGCCTTGCAGACCCGTTTTCAGGATGGCGGCGACCGTGATTACACCCTGACGCTGCTGAGCCAGATCACTTGCGGCGCGAAGG